AAATGGATCAGTAATTTTATCTAGCACACCAGTATCACAAATATTTTCAATCACTGCAACAAATTTAGGAGGATCAATAACAAAATCGGTAATTGTAAATACTGATACATTACTACCTGGATCAACAATTCTTGGAACAATACCAGGATCACAATTTGGAACACAACAACCTGGAATAATACCAGGATCACAATTTGGAACATTACTACCTGGAACAATACCTGAACAAGAACAAAGTTATCCTGTTGTATTGGGATTAAAAGATGTTGTTATAACTAATCCTGGAATCAATTATGATCCTGCAATAGATGTTGTAGAAATTGTTCCCAATAATGGAACAGTTCTTCAAGCAGTTTTTACTCCATTTGGACAGGTTGTTAGTGTAAAAGTAGTAAGACCTGGATTTGGATTTACGACACGCCCCAATATAACAATTCGATCAGACTCTGGTATTAATGCAGATTTTGCACCAGTATTTGAAATTATTCGTAATCCAAATGCACTCGACTTAGAAATTCAACAAAGAAAAATTCTTACGGTTATTGATATTGTTGGATTACAAGTTCAAGGATTTGTTGGTGGAAAACCTTATTATGGTAATGTTTATTATGATAATGGTGTAAAGTATGCTGGACCTTATAAAAGTTTTGATAAACAAATAAGAGTATATGATAATATTTTAGAAACTGATGATGTTGGTGCGCAAGTTCGTGCATTTGTTAGTGATGGTGTTAGTAATAACATGTCTTCAAGTAATAATACCTCAGTATCATCTACTCCAACAACAACCTCAATATCAACGCCAGCACCTCAAACACCAATATCTCAAACATCAACATCTACTTTAACGCCAGTATCATCACCTTCACCTACTCCAGCACCTTCACCTACTCCAGCACCATCCCCATCTCCTCCATCACCTTCACCATATTATTGATATTAATTGGGAATGTTTTATGCCCATATAAATACCAATATGTCTCATAAATTATATGACTGATGGTTTTAAGGTAAATTATTATACGACTCAACAAGGAAATGGTGATGGTGACATTTCTTTTGGAAGTGTTTCTTTTGATCAAACTTGCACGGCTGATATCTCTTTAAGAGCATCCGATGGTCATCATTTTTTGGAAATGACCAAAGATGGACCAAGAAAAGGTTGGACAACAGCTTGTGCTCCTGGTGCTTTTCAGATAGAATGTGCAGAACTTTTATCAAAACCTGAAATTGGATTTTCCATTAATGCAAAGAATGGTGATATTGTAATTAAGGCAAATAATGGTAAAATTAGATTAGAAGCAAATGATATCGAATTGTCTGCAAAAGGACCTAATAGCAAAGAAGCTAATATTGTTTTGGATGCTGATGGTGGGGGTATCAAATTGAAATCGAATAACATTACTTTCGATGCCACAGCAACACTTAAATTAATTTCAAATGTTTATGATATTTCTGCTGAAATGATGAAAACTAGGGTTTCAATTATGCAAGGTTTGAGTTGTGCAACGAAAGGTATTGTAAGAAAGTAAAGGAGGTAATTTATGGCATTCGTAATGGATGAAGTTTGGGTAAATGATGGGCAACTTCTTTGTTGTGCAGAAGGTATTGTTCCTATTGCTCTTGGTGTTGGTCCTGCTAAAATAAGAGGTTCTGGATATGTTGAAGGTCCTTTTCAGGTAGGAAATCCTTTCATTTTTCCAAGTGTTTATGCAACTGTGATGATTGGACCAACATCAAATCCAAAATCACCAAAACCACTTATACCAGGTGCAACATGTTATGGAGTTAATAACCCATATTCTCTTGCAGTTTCTGGTCCTTCAGCATTTTTGGGCCCCGTTGATGCTGCAACAAATATAGTTGCTGGAGGAAATATTTCAGCTCAAGGAAATGTTATTTCAAATTGTGGTGGACACATTCTTGCTGCAAAGAAAAACTTTGATATTCCTCACCCATCAAAAGAAGGGTATAGACTTCGACACACCTGCCCAGAGGCACCTTATAATGATGTTTATGTTCGTGGAAAAATAAAGAATCAAACTGAAATTGAATTGCCTTCTTATTGGAAGGATTTTGTTGATACACAATCAATTACTGTATCTTTAACTCCAATTGGAGCGCATCAAAATGTAATTGTAAAAAGAATTGACAGTAATAAAGTTTATCTTCAAGCACAGGGAGCAATTCCTATTAATTGCTTTTATCATATTTTTGCTGAAAGAAAAGATGGAGAAAAATTAATTCCAGAATATCAAGGACAAGGACCACAAGATTACCCAGGAAATAATGATGAATATTCTGTTCTTGGATACCACTATCATGTAAAAGAGTAAAAGATGGACTTATTTAAACCAGTCAAAGTTGGTAATAAAAATCCAGAAGACGTTTCGACTTTTGGAAACCTTTCAATGAGATTTGATTATGTTGTAAAAGGTTTGACTGTCGATGATCTTTATCCACCAGAAGCAGTAACTCCATGGCTTCATTATAATATGAGGGTTGGTAATCTTCGTGCTGATGGAGAAGTAGAATCTCAATTTGGACTTCATAGACTTTCTAATAAGAAAAATTTTGATATTCCACACCCAAACAAACCTGGTTGGAGATTGAGGCATACTTGTTTAGAAGGTCCAGAAAATGCAGTATATTTCAGAGGTAGACTTAAAGAAAATAATGTAATTGAACTTCCGGATTATTGGAAAAACTTTGTAAATTATGAAAGTATTACAGTATCACTTACACAAATTGGTTCTTCTCAAGATTTAATTGTAGATAAAATTGAAGGTGAATCAAAAATTTTTATTCGATCTGGAAATAAATCTCCAATTGATTGTTATTATATGATTCATGCAGAAAGAAAAGATGGAGAAAAATTAATTCCAGAATACCAAGGACAAGGACCACAAGATTACCCAGGAAATAATGATGAATATTCTGTTGCTGGTTATCATTATGATACAAAAGATGGAGTTATTAAATGACTTATAAATCTATTCTTCAAAATGTGGTACCTTATTATGGTCCAGCTCAAATTGGTCTATATCATACAATTAATGAACCAGTTTATTATGGTGGACCAAATTCTTGGCAAGTTGATGATGATATTAATGTTGACGATGCACAAATTAACACTTCTGGAATTAGTAGTGCAAATATAAACATTCTTGATGTCTTATCCTTTCAATCATCATATCAAGTTAGCAAAGGAGTCTTGAGTGGAATAACATCATCGAATAGATTAAACTTACAATTTGATCCAAATACTGGTATTTCTATTTTTTTGAACTCATATACAACAGTTGCAATAACTAGTGCTGGTGTTGGAACTAATATTATTCCTGCAATAGTTGATCAAACACAAGTTATTGTTGGTGAGTTATTTGTAAATGGTGCATTTAATATTCCTATTGTTGGTTTTGGGACAACAGTGGTTGTTGGTTTTGGGACAACTTCAGTAATTTCTCTTGCATCTACTATTAGTTCTGGTATTTCATCTGGAGATACTTTGAGTTTCAAGAAATCTGATTGGACAAGTGTACCTTGGGTCAATGGAGAAGGTGGCAGGATGATTGATTTGAATCTTGCAAATAATATGGTTATTGTTGGTGGAATTGCTACTGTACCAATATGGAATTTTCAAAATTTTCCAAATCAAAATTCAAAAATGGCAACTATTACAGTTGTAGGAATTGCGACACAAGTTATTGCTGGAACTGGAGCATCTAATGTTTATTATTCTGGTGGTAATGTATCTGCTGGTTCATCGTTTAAAATGGATGGAGAATATCAATATATAAATTCAAATATTCAAAATATAAACTGGTCTAATGGTGCCACACCAGATTTTATAAACGCTCAAGATACTCTGATTACATTTAGAATTTTAAAAGATGATGCAGGTACATTACGTGTTTATGGCACAAAAGAGTTTTAACTCTACTCCTTGACATTACCCCCTCTGTCGTGCTATGATACCTGAGTAATCAACAGACGAACCAATGCTAGAAGAAACCCTGTCACGTTGCGTTGTAGACCCTCTCAAGCGGACTGTGTATCTGTATTCTAATGAAGGTAAAGAAAAGCAAGTGACCTGTGAGACTATAGACCAGTTTATGAATGTATTAGAATTAGTTCGTTCTCGTGTAAGCGATGACTGCCTTGCGTATACAAATCCTTTGTAAGTAGTTATGATTATAATGCTAAAATAATCGAGTGTAAAGGAAGTGTTCAAAGGAGGTTGGGATTTATTCCAACCTCCTTTTTTTATTGCTAAATAACTTGTAAAGGAAACTGTAAGTAATACAAAAATGGGTCTCTCCAGATTAGATAATTTTTTGAAATCAGTACGTGGTACGATCATATATGTTGACCCTAATAGTCTTGACTCAACTGATAGTATTGAGAATCAAGGAAATAGTTTAACTCGCCCATTTAAAACAATTCAAAGAGCACTAGCAGAATCATCAAGATTTTCATATCAAAGAGGTTTAGATAATGATAGATTTGCAAAGACAACTATTCTTTTATATCCTGGAGAGCATGTAGTTGATAACAGACCAGGATGGATTCCTGATGGTATTGGAAATTTTAGATTAAGAAGCGGAGTAACATCTAGTGATTTCCCAGCATGGGACCTAACAACTACATATGACTTAACATCAACCAATAATGCTCTTTATAAACTTAATAGTGTTTATGGAGGAGTTATTATACCTCGTGGAACATCAATTGTTGGATTAGATTTAAGAAAAACAAAAATTAGACCAAAATATGTTCCAAATCCTGTAAATGATAATATTGAAAGGACTGCTCTTTTTCGTGTAACTGGTGGATGCTATTTTTGGCAGTTTTCTATATTTGATGGAGATGCAAATGGGCAAGTTTATACAGACTATACTACAAACTTATTAGTACCAAATTTTTCTCATCACAAACTTACTTGTTTTGAGTATGCTGATGGTAAAAACGATGTATCAATCAACGATATTTTTCAGACATATTCTACAGATAGAACTGATCTGGAAATGTATTATGAAAAGATTGGTCTTTCTTATGGACAATCAAGTGGACGTGCTATTGAACCTGACTATCCTTCTGTTGGTCTTGATATTCAACCAAAGATTGATGAATATAGAATTGTTGGCCCAACCAGTGGAGAAGTTGGAATATCGAGTATTAGGTCTGGTAATGGAGTTATTTCATCAAAAATTATTACAGTCACAACCACAAGTTCTATTGCTGGTTTAGACGTTGATACTGGTTTTCGTATTAAAGGTATTTCAGCATCTGGATATAATGGTCAATTTTCTGTTTCAGAAAGATTAAACTCAACACAATTTACATATCAAGTACAAAATGCGCCGATAATTTCTTCACCAGATCCAGCTGGATCATCAATTACACTTTCTACTGATACTGTAACATCTGCATCACCGTATATCTTTAACGTATCTTTACGTTCAGTTTTTGGTATGTGTGGATTACATGCAGATGGAAGCAAGGCAGATGGATTTAAGTCCATGTTAACTGCACAGTTCACTGGGGTTTCATTACAAAAAGACGATAATGCATTTGTTTTATATAATGAATCCACAGGTTCATATGACGATAATACTGCATCAGGAAATGAAACGATTAGTACAAATTCAAGAGCAGTATATAAACCAGAATATAAAACCTTTCATATTAAGGCAACAAATAATTCAATTATCCAAAACGTATCTATTTTTGCTATTGGTTTTTCTGAACATTTTGTTTCAGAATCTGGTGGTGACCAATCGATTACAAACTCAAACTCAAACTTTGGTTCAAGAGCACTTATATCTGATGGATTTAAGGATGAGGCGTTTTCACAAGATGACGTAGGTTATATTAGTCATATTATTCCCCCAAGAGAAGTTAGCAATACTGAAGTTTCTTTTGAATTTAATTCAATAGATGTTTCAAAAACTGTTGGTGTTGCATCGACTGGACATTTGTACATTTATAATCAAAAAAATATTGATGCACCTCCAGCAAATGTAATTGAAGGGTATAGAGTTGGAGCAAGACAAGATGATAAACTCAGAGTTTTAATTTCAGTAAATGGAACAGTATCTGAATATACATCTAGAATTGTAATGCCCAATACTCAGACAAGCTCTGAGAAAACTGCAATTGTTGGTAGAAGTGTAGCAGGTATTAATTCAATTACGAATAATACTATTACATTTACTTCTGCACATTCGTTTTTAAATGGAGAATCTATAAGAATTTTTTCAGATAATGGACATCTTCCAGATGGAATTTCTCCAAATCAAATATATTATGCAATTACAGATGCTAATGTAAGTAGTGGAATTACAACAAATGTTGATATTAAATTATCTAAAACAGAAGCAGATGCAATTTCTTATTCAACCTCAAATTTAACAAACATTAATTTTAATGATAATGGTGGCAAATTAACTGCAGTAAGTAGAGTATCAGACAAAAATTCTGGTGATATTGGGCACCCAATTCAATATAATACAAATGAAAATCAGTGGTACATTAATGTTTCTTCTGCTGCAACTGAAAATACAATTTATTCAACAATTATAAGTCTAGGAACAACTTCTCTTGGAAGTGCAACTCCCAGAACTTTTATAAAAAGAATACAAGATAATAGAAATTCTGTTGATACATTATATCGTATAAGATATGTTATTCCTTCTAATTCTGAAATTACTGCAAGACCACCAACAGAAGGATTTGTTATTCAAGAATCGAGTACTTCTATTGGATCTACTTCTGGAGAAATACAAACTTATTTTGGAAGTGGATCGATTGCAAATGTAAATGCACAAAGAAATTTCAAAATTATTGCCGGGGCAAATTGGTCTTCAAATGTTGCAAATATTCTAACAGAACTTCCACACAATCTTTCTGTGGGTTCTCAAGTTAAATTAATTCAACTTAAGAGTTCGAATAATGTAACTGGTGCAG